CTGCTGATGAGTGGGTCGAGATAGCGGGCCATGTTAGCGAGTTGCGGACCAGAGCCCGCGAGCCTGTCGAGCGCCGCTCGTGCCTCATCAGCGCGCATTGTGCCGTCGCGCAGACCCTTCTCGATGCGCTCCAATTCCGCGCGCTGTTCCGGCGTGAGATACTTCATCGCCACAACGTCAGTCCGAAGACGTGACATGAGTTCTGTGATGCGAGCGACTAGCGCTTCAATTTCTCGCCCGCCTGCCTCCGCCTGCTTGAAGAGAGCGTCTTTCTCAAGGTTGGTCATGGAACGGGCAAGGTTATCGACCGCCGGTTTTGCTGCCTGCGCCGATGCCTGAACCTTTGCCAGCTCCGCCGCAAAGCCGCGAGATGCTGCGGATGCTGATGTGGTCGATGTCGCATAGAGGGCGAGCGCGCCGACGACGACAGTTCCGATCACGAGGCCCAGGGGGTTGGCTGCTGCCGCAAGGCTACCAAGAGCAGCGGCCGTTCCAGCGGCGCGGACAGCGGCGACAAAATTTGCCAGCGCTGCCACACCCAGGCCTAGGGCCGAAACCATTCCTGCAATGGCCCGTCCGACAAACACAGCGGCGACTACGGCGGCGACCTTTAGGATGACGTCAGCAGTCTTTCCAAAATTGTCAGCCAGGACATTCAACCCCGCGACGAGCCGCTGGCTGGCGCCGAGGCTCTGATCGGTCTCCCCGATGTATTTGACCAGCGCATTGTTGATCTTTGTATAAGCCTGGCTGATCGTCTGAGCAGCCTGCCCGGCTTGCGCCTGGATCGTTGGCAGGCCCTTCAGGAATGCGTCGAAAAACTGTTTCGACGACACCTTTCCCTCATTGACCAGCTCTTTCAGTTTGGCAACTGATCCGCCAGCCTCCTGCAATCCAGCCGCCACAGCCTGCAAGATTGGTCGCGCACCCTCCTGAACGCTGTTGAATTCTTCTGCCCGAACCGTGCCCGATCCGAGCGCCTGCCCAAGCTGCATCAATGCACCGCTCGCCTGGCTGGCGTCGGACCCCGCTACCCGCAGCGCAGTGGCGACACCATCCGAAAACCTGATCAGGTCAGACTGGGAAGCGCCAAGTTCGGTCGAAACCTGCGCTGCCCGCCCATAAAGGGTCGTGAGTGCAGAAATCGGGGCGCCGTTCGCCTGCGCCGACTTGAACAGTTCATCGAGGACAGCAGCTTGCTTGGCGCCCGTCACACCTGCAACAGCCAAACTGTTCTGCAACTTCTGCCATTGGTCGGCATAGTCGAGCACTTGCTTGGTGCTGAGTGCCGCGCCGATGCCGGCAAGCGGGCCTGTGATAGCGGACGCCATGCCTCGGCCGATGCCCTCGAGCCTTTTGTTGGCCTGCCGAAAGTTATTCTCGATCGCACGCGCTTGCCGATCGGAGATGCCGCTGGCACGCTGCATCTCACGCTCGAAGGCCTTGAAATCGGCCGATAGCTGGACGACGAGGCGTTCAATGTCAGTTGCCAATGGCGCCTCACATCAGGGTTCTAAGATCATGTTCAGACGGTTACTGGTCGTCGCGGCGTTGATTGCCACCACACATCAAGGCCACGCTCAGACCACGCAGGGCGTCGCTCACGTCCGCGGCGACTGGCGAGTCCACGTGACGCGGAATGTCTGGACCGATGAGCGGGTCGCCTACGCTTTCGCAACCGGCACGCAATCGGCTGGCGTCCAAGGCGAAACAGCCTCACTGTCAATCAGGTGTCATGACAGAACGCAGCGTCTCGTCTTGAAATGGCCTTCTCGGATCTATGGGGGGTCAGATGGCTTTGCCGTGCGGGTCAGAGTTGGCAGCCAGCCGCCGCAGACAACCTTGTGGGTTCCTGTGCGCCCCCTAACCAGTCCGAGCATCGTTCTCTCCGACGATGAGATCACGCCAAGAGAGGGCCGCGCCCTGATTGAAACAATCAGGGCTCATGGCTCTTTGGCGGTCACCCCTGGCGAGAACGATGGCCCTGCCGTCGTTTTCAGCCTGCGTGGCTTCGATCAAATGTGGGGAGACATGACCCTCATTTGCGCGGGCGGATGGCCGTCGAACTAACCTTTCACCAGATCCCAAAGGTCATCTTTTTCCGATTGCGAAATTCGCTTGTCGCCATTGGCGTCGTGGGCCTTGACCCACCCATCGACTGCAGCAGCAAACTGCCAGACAGACATCCTGTCCACCTCCTGCGGAGAAAAGCCTAGATTGGCTCCTGCTCCGTAGATGGCGGCGAACCTGAGCTTTCCTCGCGGGAGGTCGTCGAGGGGCTCTCCTGATCCGCCGCCGAAGGTTCCCCCACCGTCTCGTCCGGGGCGCCCATCAGCGCCACAGCAAGAATGCCGCGGGCGATCATGAGGCTCTCAAGGGGTGGCCGCTCTTCAACATACCTGCGAACTAGCTTCGTCGCCTTGACAGGCTCCAAACCGCCACCGACCAGCCCGAGACGGATGGTCTCGCTGATGTCCTGCATCCGCCAATCTACCCCGTCGAGACGGGAAAGAATGACATAGGGGCCAGCGTCGCACTTCTCCTGAAGTTCGATCAACTGGCCCCAAGCCAGGCGGAATGTGTATGCACCGTCACCGAAATCGAGTTCGATCTTGGCGTCGCGAGACATCAGGAGCGAACCATCTCACCGTCCGACTGAAGCGAGACGTTGGCCGTGACACGCTGGCCGTTGTTAGCACCGATCTCGATGCTCTCAACGTGCATATAGCCGACCCAAGTGATGGTGTTGGCCGGGAAAACGATGTCGATCTGCACCGGAACGGATTCGACATCCTCCCAAGCCGCCAGCCACGTCTCAACCGACTCTGCGGCAAGGACGCCCTCGCCGGAAACCGACATCGACAGGCTGGTTGCATCGCGGCCGACCCAGTCAACCTGATCGGGGTCGTCGCAGTCGGGGATGTTCACTTCCTCAAGGTTCTTGGCGAGGGTGAGAGAGCGCTGTGTGAAGCCGCAAGGAGCCTCATAGGTGAGCGGAGATCCGCTCCCCAGCTTAACGAGGACTTTGCCGCCCTTGATGGTCGTCGGCTGAGCCATGGTGGTCTCCTAATATGGCCCGGTCATTTCGGGCGGTTGCAGTTCAGGGTTGCTCCACAATCCCGGTGAACCGGATGGAGGCGTGGAAGAGCGATCCGTCGCGGACGTAATCCGTGCGCCAGTGCTCGAATTCGACGAGAGCATTGATGGTGAGGGTGAAGTTGTGGCCGCGCACCGCCTTGCGGACTGCATCAGCGACCTTGCGGACTTCGACGAAACCAGGCCCCAGCGACCATGCGTCAATCTGGATCATGAAATCGCCACCGGAGATGCAGTCTGCATCTTCCGACACAAAGTTCGACGGCCCCATGGACACGTATGGATAGGTTGCAGCGGGGACTGTTCCGTTTTGGTCAGCCGGCGGCTGATCGTAAATCTTCTGCCCAACCAAAGCCGACAAGGCGGTGTATGCCTTCAGGCGTGTGATGAGCACGCCCTGCATTTCGAGAACCGGATCCATAGGTCAGCCTCCGGCCGCAACCTGACGGGCAGCGGCGCGTGCCGCTCGGCGGATTTTGTTGCCGACAGGCTTCTTGAGCGCCCGCCACGAGACGAAGAAGAACGGCTGCGCCTTGGTGCCGGGGTGCTGCGTGCCGGGGAACTGCCCTTGGTTGATGTGCGCTCGTGTCGCGAACTCAACCAGATGGGCATATCTTACCTTGTCGTTGCCGACGAAGATTGTCAGCGTCAGGTCATCAGCCAGCTTTGACTTTGCCACAGCGACAGCCTGTGCATAGCGGGGCTTCTTTCCCCAGGTCCAGTCGATGCTTTCTCGAAGGTCTCCGCTATCCACCGGGACCAGCGACTTCATCATTGCAGTGATCTCGTTGGCGCCCTCTTCCATCGCCTTGCGGATGCGCTCCTTGGCGACTGTCGGCATGGCCTTGAGTTTTCGATCAAGAGCGGCGAGGCCGAGGATTGACGTCTCCCTAGCCATTGCCTTCCGTCACCAGCAACTCGAGAAAGGCGTTTCGCTCATCGGGGTTGGCGATCGCCTTGATGTCATAGATGGCGCCAGTCCTGTCGTTGACCGCGCGCCAAGCCGGCGTCACCAGCCGCGTCTGCGCATTCGACCGAATGGTGATGATGTAGGGCTGCATCCCCTGCATACGGGCCGCCACGACAGCCTCTGAGCCCATCTTTGGCATGATGCGCGCGCGCGCAGTAAACTCGTCAGACCAAGCTCCAGCGATCGGGTTGCCGTAGCCATCATCTGTTTCTGTCC